ATCGCACAACATCCCCATGTTTAGGGTCCCGACCTCGGAGTTGACCCATTCAAGTGATGGGAAGCTGGAATTCGTGATGGTCAGGTTCCCGACCCACAGGTACGCCTGAGTTCCAGTGACGGCCTGGGTGTACGGTCCAATATTCAACGATTTCGGGATACCGGTCCGGCCGGCGTCCGTGTCCTTTATGCGAAGCGTGGAGATCCGCACACCGTCCCCAAGCCGGATAGATAAGGTCTGGGATTCCGACCCGTCGGCCATCTTGGGATTCTTGGTCCCCATCTTCTGCAGCCCGTCTTCGGTCACGTCATACGTTGCCGGGGTCGGCCAGTTATAGGTCGCGGAAACGACATCCCGGATGGTGAAATACATCCCGGTCCCGACCGCAGCCAGCGAGACCAACACCGTCAAAAAGATGATCTTGACGATGTGTCGATTGGCGAACGAGATACTATAACGAGGAAATCCAGGCATCGCGGGGACGGGGATCTTACGATCTCCAATCATGTGCGCTATCTTTTCGAGTAGGCTCATTTTTTATCCCCTCCTGGTGAAAATAGTGAAGCCAAGATCCCCGTCACGGGGATGGTCAGGACTGCCAACACGGTCAATGGTTTTTTTCACTCAAAGTGGCTCGACGTTGTTCAAAACAGTCTCTGAATTTGTGGCTGCGATGATGATGCGGGCTCCCAAAAATAACCAGACGAATACGACGGGTGCCGCGATTATCAGACGGACTATATCCCCGGAAGTCATCTGAACGCGGTTCGTTTCGTCCCGTCGTTCGTTTTTTGGGTCCTCGTTTTCTTCAGCCATTCAGATCACGTTTGAACAATGTCGAGCCATCAATCCTTTTTGGGTTTACAGGGTGACGTCATCCTGGGCCGTCCCCCTCCGGGTCGCCACGATGAAGTCAGCATTTGAAAACGTCCCGGTGGTAGTGACCCGGAGATACCGCTCCACAGCCCCTGAGACGGTCACACGTTCCGCTGTAGGCGCCGAAGCGTATCCAACGGCAGAGAAGGACAAAACGGTCGCCCACGCGTCCGAGGAACCGTTATCGCTGGATTGCTGAATCACCACGGTCGGCGTCCCTGAATCACAATCGACGATCTCGAGATATGCGACCAGGCCGGCCGAAGTGGCTGCCCCGTCGTCCCGGCTGGTGTTACTCCCGGCGCTGGCATGGGTCACCTGACCGTCGGTCAACAGATCACACCAGTCCATCGCGACCCCGTTGGACTCACAGCCCACGGAAAAACTCAGGGACCCGTCGGAACCCACGCTGCCGTCGTAGTTCAACTGTTTGGCCGGGAACGCACACGCAGCGTCGCCCGTCGAACCACCCATCGCCCACAACACCACCCTGTCCGTCGTGGCCAGACCAGACAACGCCGCGTGCTCTTTTTCGGCTTCGTCGTCAAACCACGTATTGAACCCCAGGGAAGCTGATGATCTGCCCACCAGACGTTCGGTCGCTGACTTGCTGATGGACGTGACGTCCAACAACTCACGGGGGGCGCTGACGTTATCCAGCGAACCCACATCGCCGCTCAGATCGTATCCGTGAATATAGAATTCTTGACCGAGCCCTGATTTCTTCGCCATTCGTGACTCCTATGGGGTGATGGTTATTTCTTCATAGATTTGGATCTCAAACGGGACTGTCACGACCCTGAAGACTGCCCCATCAATCGTCAGGTATTGAACCTGGGCCGGACCCACCGATGAATCGGTCACGTTCCCGGCCAGGTCAGCGTCGGATCTTAATTTCGTCTCAATCTGGACCATGGCATCCCAGACCTGGAGTTCGATGGATTCCCGGACATCTGCAGCCGCCTGCATCCTGAAATAGGCCCGGACCATGACGGTCGTCGTGCTGCCGATGTTCCCGAGGGTTTGCCATCCAGGGGTCCGGGATTGAACCCAAAAGGCCAGAACGGGTGTTCCGGCCAAAGCCAAAGGTTCAGCCCTCACGACCGCCGTGAATGGTGGGTCCGTGATGGTGGACAACAAGACGTCCATCCTGTCCAGTGCTCCGGCCCTGGTCATTCAAACGCCCTTTCGATGGCGCGTCCGATGTACTTCTCGAACATCCCATCGTTGCCTTCAATCCGCTTCCGGGCGTTCTCAAACATCGAATATCCCTTGAACCGGGACCGGGGATTCCGTTTTCCGATGCCTTCAATCCAGGCAGCGTAAACCAGATTGGCGCCGTACCGATTACGGCCGGCGTCCACCTGGACGACCAGGTCGTCCACCAGATCGGCGCCGATGTGTCGTTTCAGTTCCCCCGTGACGAAGCCGTGGCCTTCATACAGCTGGTCTTTTACTTCGTTGGAGCCTTCTATCGTCCCCAGCTCCAAAAGGCCACTGTTGACGGCCTCAACGAGATTCTGCGGCATATCCTTATCGAACAGCGGCCCCGTTTGCTTGAATGTGAATCCGACCTCAGCCATCAGAAGATCACCCCGTTCGATGTGGCTGTCGTGCGGTAGTCGTCAAGCGTCATCAATACCGAACGGATCTCCCCTTCCGCCGCGGTGACAGATTGTTCCCCGGACCCGATGGTGGTCGATATTCCCAGATCACGGTTTCGGAATGTCAGCTTCGAAACGTCAAGACAGGCCTGGACGACCAGGGCCGGGTAGTCATATCGGGAAACCGCAGCGCCACCTGAATGGGTCGCGGCCGTGGTCCCGTTGACACCGCGTTCCACGGTCAGCGTGTTCCCACTGATGGCCGTGATATATATCTGCTCGGTGTCAATGAGGATGGTCTGGGCCGGTCCCAGGTTGGTCGCTGATGTAACGCTGACCGATGTGGTCGTCGTAGATCCCACCGCGTCGGCTGTCGTGACGGACAATGTGTCCGACGAGAATCCCCATTCCCCCAGGATGGCCAGGGTTTGCTGCCCCGCGTCCAGAGTGTTGCTGGTGTCCTCATTCAGTTTGAAGATCGTTTTAGGGCTCACGTTGTAAGGCATCAGGAAGAAGTCGTTGTTGTAGCCTTCGGTCAACGTGGCCGAGCTTCCCCGGTCCGTGTCGTCGTATGCGGTCACCGTGGTGGGTGACACCAGCCAGCCGTCCAAGGGAATGACGCTCGCCAGAGCCTCGGACGTGCTGATCTGATTCGTCCCCAGCGTGACGTAATACTGCGGCGAATTAATCAGGGAACCGGCGCCGATGTCGAAATAATGGGTCTCGGTCACTGGCCCGAATGTCCCACCGCCGACATACTGGTCAATCCGCACGGACGCGGCTTCCAGGATTCGCCGGATGGCGTTCCCGTCAGCCGTCCAGCCGGAACTGTAGGAAGTGCCGGCCAGATAGTCCCGCAGATCGTCAGACGATGCGTATGTGTGCCTGGTGGCCACTATTCGGCAGCCTCGGCGGCTTCTTCGTCACCACCATCAGACTTGTCCTCGTCCGTGCCGGCCATCTTGTTGGACGGCTTTCCCGACGACTTGAAATAATCGGGATTGGCTTTGAGGGTCGCCGCCGGGACGTCATATTCCACTCCGGCCTCAAAGGTTTCCCCGGTCGCCCCGAAAGTAAAGTTCTGGATGCACATGGTCTTGGCCATTTCGTCCTCCTTGGTTAGGCGCGGGGCCGAAGCCCCGCGCCCTGTTGGCTATCCGCTGATTAGGCGGCGCGTGGGATCTTGAAGGCAGCGGGGAGTCCGACCTGGCCGTCACCCCTACGGGTGGCGAAGAAGCCGACTTGGTCGTTTGCCATATACAGATCGTCATTCCGGCGGATGGTGAATCCGACACGGTCGAAGATGTAGTACTGTCGGAAGTCCCCGAAGATGGCGATTTTCTCGGTGGACGTGATATTGCCACCCAAGCCACTCGTGACATCAGTTAAGACGTTCTGCTTGCCGAGGATGAAGTCAGCCGGCGCGGCGGTCAGGCTTGGGATGCTATGGACCCCGGCGGCGGTTATAGCGATTGAGTTGATGAGTGCCGCAATGGTTGATTTCATCACCCACGAAGCATTTGCCCTGTGTTGGGCATTGAGGGCGTAGTAGGTGCCAAGCAGGTCGGCGCCGACCACGCTGGTGGCATTGGCCATCGTGTAGAAGGCCACAGACGCGTCGGACATTATCCCGGCGTACTGGGTAGTGTTATTGCCACTGATGATTCCAACATCCTCATACTGTCCAGCGGCCTCCTGGAATACCTGGGAAAGCAGGGCCGGGAGGTTGATGGCCGAGTCGTCCAGTAGTTCCCTGGACACTTTGACCAGACCGCCGGATTTCTCGATGGAGAAGCTCACCTGGCCAACGACCGGGGTCGACTCACCAAACGCCGCTTCCTCAGCGATTGCGGCCCATGTCGCCGATGCCATCGTCGGGATATAACCATCCTTCGATGCAACTCTAATGACGGTACAAAGAGGCCGGAGCTGGGAACCTGGGACGCCGGTGTCGTGGATGACCTGATTGATGAATTGCTCAGGCACGAAGAAGCCACCCTCGGCGTCGGTGTCCTCTTGCATAGCCTTCACCTCGTCCGGGCTGGCGGTCTTCCAGAACATATCGTCCGAGGGAGACCTAAGCCACTTGACGAACGTGTCGGTCATGAACCGGGCTTCGTCCTTGAGGTTTTCCCCCATCTGCTCCTGGACCCATAGGGGTTGTGCCATCGCCGGGAGTCCCTTGATGTATGACGCCGGCTTGTAGTCCATCTTGGTTCGGGACGTTGTGTCCGTCGAATCATAGACTGAGACATCGTTGGACGTTACCGGGATAGCGTTCAATGGACGATTGAAGTCCCCTTTCAGGGCGTCCATCCGGGACTTGGCGCTGTCAATCTCGTCGGCCTTGGCCATCGTGGCCTCGGCTTCGGTGACGATTCTCTCGAAGGCTTCCAGCTCGCCTTTTTCTAATTCACTCTGGGCGACGGCCAACAATGCGCCGGCACTCTCTCGCATTTCCTTAGTATTCAAAACGGATCTCCTCAGTTGGTTTTTATTCCTTGCAGTTTCAAGCGCAACCGCAACAGGCGAAGCCGATCTGATACCGTGCCGGAGGCGGCCTGTACGTCCGTGTCCGGGGCGGGTGGGTTCGGTTCGTCCGGCTGATCTGCGCCGGGTTCAGTCTCTGATTCTTCGGGCTCAGCCTCGACCTCGGCCGGTGCTTCGGGTGTGGTCGTCACCATGTCCTCCGATTTTGCTCCGATTGTCATCGTGGCCGGTGAAGCACCACGGACCACGGAAGAAACCTCGACCCAATCCAGATCAAGGATGTGACGGACGGCTTTTTCCCCTTCCCGGTCAAACGCGACGGCGTCATTGTTCGGGATGTTGAAGCCCACCGACCATTCGCGGACAAACTGTCCGGCGATGTTGGAATAGGCTTCCCGGCCGGCCTGGGTGTCCATGTTCATCTGCATCCTGGCGAACAGCCGATGTTCGTCCCCCATCACATGTTCGGATTGGGCGAACAGCACCTTCCCGACCAGTTGGGACTGGTCATGGCCTGACAGGACCGGGATAGGCAGCCTGGACCGTATCGAATTATCAAAAGCCTCGGAATCGATGACATCCCCATCGTGATCTTTCACGCCCATCGTGTTGACGTATGCCTCCACGATTCCCTGGGTGTCGTCGATGCCTTTCGCGTCGGATATGTGCAATTTATTAATCAACTGTTTCCTCCGGCTTGTAATCACGGGGCATGGGCAGCCAATTCAGGCGACCATTCGGGTGGTCGTCGATGTTCCGGGCCTGATCTAATGTGTAAACCTGGCCGTGCCTCTGGGCGCACGTCCGACCGTAGGGGTCGCCAGGGTCGATGTAGGTATCATTCGGGTCGCCGTCCGGGTCATCAGCGCGGACATATTGGAATCCCTGTTCCTGATAAAAACCACAGGAAGTCTGATTCTGGGTCCGCATGATCTCCGTCCGGGCAATCAACCGGGCCCGATTTTCGGTTTCGGTCAACAGGGACCGCAGTCCAGGGAAGTTGTCGTCCGGGACCCCTCGGGCCAATCCCTCGATGGAATAGCCTCGTTCCAGGGCGATCTCGACGGCACGACCAACATTCTTGAATGTCGTCCGATGAATCATCGACGCCCTGGTCGGTGCCTGGGTCAGCGCGGACTGTACGACCGGCAGTTTCTCATCCCATTCCAGGTTCCCTGCCACGCCAGAATCGTTGATGATGTCAAAGGTCTTTCGGGATACCCTGGCGGTCGCTGCCCGGATGATCTCAGCCAGTCCCTGGATCTCGACGGATGGCAGCAGATCGTCGGTACTGAACGGGAAGTCTTTGGTCTGATCTGTCCCCCGTTCCATGTACCGGCCCAGGATGCCATCGATGCGGTTCCTGACCCCCCGGAAATAACGTTGTAGTTTAGGGACCATCAGATCCGTCTCGGATTCGCGGTCCTCACCCAGGCGCCTGGCGGTCATAGCCCCACGTCGGGCCGGCCTGGGAGCCTTTTCCTCAGCTTCCATCAACCGCCACGGGTCGTCCCACGGGCCGGAATCCTTGGTCGGGTACAATCCCCGCGATTGCTCGACGGCTTCGGGTGCAGCCCCGACTGCGATGGGCGCCATGTTGTCGCCGTCGGCGATCTCAAACACGGCTGCAGGGATTCGCCGGACGTCACCCTCAGCGAGGGCGTCATATCCTAGCTGTCCCCTGGCTTCGTTCAATGTGATGACCCCGCCGGTATAAAGTGCATTGACGCGGTTGGTCTGGTCGGCCTGGTCGTCCAGTGAGGCTTTCATCGCGGTCCAATCCGCGGTCAGGGTCTCGTTGCCGGCATATTCACCGAACAGATGGTGGTTCAGATACCTGAGGATTCGGCCCACCAGGGGCTCCAGGGTCTCGGTGTGGAACGTCAATCTGGCTTCCCGGTAGTTGCTATAGGTTGAACGCTGCAGGCCCACATTAGCGCCGACAAGGATGGCCGGGACACCGAACACCGCACAGATCCGCGATTCGGTCAGATCGTGGAGTTCGGACATCGCCATGTCCTTGGGCGCCGAGGCCATCGGCTGATATTCAGCATCCTCGTCCAGGATGGCCACACGGTGGAAATTATTACGGCCGCCGAATTGCGACCGCCACCTGGACCGTATCGTGGAGGCTTCTTCCTGGGTATTCAGCCGGCGTTTCAACTTCAGCAGCCCGGACGGCACGCCAGCGTTTTGGAAATAAACCTTGGCAAAGTCGGTCATATTCAGATCAAGATTGACCGTCCTGGCCAATACCTGAAGTGGGCTGAGGCCGTACAGATCCGCGCCGGGATTCGGGAGCGACAGATGGCACAGATCGGCTGCGTCGATGTAGTGGTCTTTTCCACCCACCTCGTACACATAACCCGAGGCGCCATAACTCGCCCCGATGATTCGGACACGGTCCGGCCGTAACAGATACAGCCCGGAAACCTTGCTGGTCCGGGCTCGTTCCTTGTAAACGTAGGCGTTCCCGGCGACCATCAGATACGTGACCAACTGTTCGATGAATGAATACCAATCATCGGTCTCATTGGGGTGGCTGATTAGATCATATAGAAGGCCGGAAGTGACCTCGACGATTCCGCCATCGGTGGCCGGGGCCTGGATGAAATACCGGGGGGATGCTGCGGAGACGGCCAGCTCGCGGATGCAAGCGTGGACGATCTCGTTCTTGCCGTAGCCTTCGGACGCGAAGTTGGCAAATGAAGCGTCGGGATATGACGCCTGGCCGACGTCATAGTTCATCGGAATCGTGGTCCCGATCTCGCCATGGTCCGCGTATTGTTTAGCGGAAAAAAACCTGTCCAGGAACGACAAATGACCTCCGCCCCGGTTCGGTCTGGAATTAAAGAAGGGAAACCAGACGCGGACACTTCCGGGCGAAGGCCACTGAATAAAAGGCTATCAGCGGAATTTCAATCGGTCAAGATGGTTATTATTACTGTGCCTCCCATTTCAACTTATCTTGTAATGGGTGTTTATCTATCCGCGGGCGAGATTGAATGCTCCAGCTGCGCCCTTTAACATGGCCAATAATCTTCCACCCTGACGCCCTAAGACTTGTCCCTGGTTCAGTGTCCAAAGTGTATGTAATCAGTCTTTTATACCCCAAAGCACGACACGCCCTCCAGCAAGATCCGTACAGCATGGAACACCCATTCCGCACTCCGTCGATTACGGCCACCCGCGTGACTTCAGCCGTCCAATCGTCGTCGTTGTGCCTAGCAACAGGTCGCCCTACAATTGCAGCACCGACTATTATTCCCTTTTCAGCCAGGCCCATCGCAAATAATCCACCGACTGGCGGAGGGTGGTGTCGGTGGTGGTCGTTGACCCAATAACGGGCGTCCGAAATATTCATCGGGACAATCTCTAAATCGGACAGAATGTCATCCCTGGACGTTCCGCAGCTTACAACGCCGGCAGACCACAACGGTCCCGGCCTCGGCATGTTCAGCCAGCAACCTGTCGCAGCCTGAGCACCGCATTTCTTTGGTCTCTTTCACCACACACCAACCCCCGGACCAGGAGATCCAAACGACATCGCCAGGGCATCGGCATCGTCCGGCGAACTCCGCGCCCGTTTCTTGAAATCATCTTTCGACTCCAACTTGATTCGACGATCTCCCTGGATGATGTACCGCCTGGACGACAGCTGGGCCACCAGGCTGGGATTGTCATCGATGTCCATCAGTCCGTCCCGGAAGGCCTGGGACATCTCCATCCATGCCTCAGCGATGGCGTTGACGTACCGATCTGACCTCCGGGCCTTCTCGCCGCCGTTGAAGGCAGCCACCCGGACCAGGCCGCCACGGACGGTCTCCTCGTTCAGCCGGTCGGTGACACCGCCACCCACGCCCGTGTCGTCCACGATGATGGTATCCACGTCCGGGTCATCCTCAGCCATCGCTTTCAATTGGCCGGCCACCTGTTGGGTGTCCCTTCCCTGGACGTTCCAGATCATCCGACAATGGTGTCCTTGCCGGCGGTAGACGACGGTCCTGTCGGCGCCGAACCTGGCAACGTCACAAGCCAATACCGCCGGACCCATAGGTTCGATTTCCCTGGTTATGGCCTCCATCAACAACGACCGGGGAACGATGGCGTCCTCCAGGTTGTCCGGGAACCGGCCCAGGATGGAGGCGATATACATGGCCGACTCCTCGCCCCATTCCCGGCGCCGTTCCTCAATCTGGTCCGTTGTGACCATGCCGGGGATACGGTTCGAACCCTCGATGATGTTGGGCGTGTCAAACGCGCTGATCTCGATGGTCTTATATAGACCGGCGCCGCCGTGGAACGCTTCGAAGAACTCGCCGCCATTAGCGAAGGCGTTTCCGGTCAGCAATATCTTGGCCGGATTCAGGCGTTTGACCGCGTCAATGTGGCTCTGGGACACGTTGTGGGCCTCGGTGATGATGACCAGTAGGTTGGGACTGTGGAATCCCTGCAGGTTCATGTCGTTATCCACCGCCAGGCCGAGGGCATAATGCCGGTCGTCCTGTTCCCATCTGGCCGTCTGGTACATCCGGCCGCCCAACGGGAACCGCGGCTGCAGATATGAGGATCTGGCTTCTTTCCACACGATGTCGCTGACCTGTCGGTGGGTCGGACCCAGGACGACCGTGATGGCCGGATAATGGACGGACTGCCACCACAACATTATCCGGGCAGACATCCAGTCCTTGCCGGACCCGTTGCAGCCGACGACCGCCACGCGCTGATTGTCCCGGAGGGCTTCAACGATCTCCAATTGTTTGGCGTATGGCTCAACGCCCAAAACGTTGTCAAAGAACCAGCCAGGCTCGTCCCTGGAACGCTCGACCAGGGTCCGGGCGTCAGCCGGCGTGACCATTGGTCGTTCCCTCAACGATAGGAATCGGCGTGGTGGCTTCCCGGAGCAGATCGGCGAAGGTCGTCGTTCCGTCCGTCACCAGGGTGTTGAATTGAATCAGCGGCTTGTCCGGTTCCAGACCGCCGATGCGGTTCA